ATTAGCAATTCCTATGTTGACATTTTTCATATGGTATGATTTGATTTAATATAAATACTATAATTAACTATAAATGCTTAATTCTTGTAAAATATTAATTTCTGGTTTGAATTAATCATCTAACTCGATATCTTCAATATTTTCAATATCAATATCTTGTGTTTCGTTAATTTTATGCGTGGTATTAATGGTTTCACCGCTTTTCAATAACTCGTCTATTTCAGTAATCATGTCATTAGCACCCTTATTTAATTTATCGTTAGTCTTGTTGTTTTCCTGAATTATTTCCTTCCGTTTAATCTTTTTCTTTTGTTCAGGTTCTTGTGTACTACCATAAACAAGTTTTTCCACCTGTTTATTATAATCCTTTTCACTCAGACCGCTCTCCATCATCGGAGCACCACCTAATGGAGCACCACCCATAGGAGCACCACCTAATGCAGCACCCGCTTCAGGACCACCCATAGGAACACCGCCTAATGGTTCACCACCGCCTAATGGTGGCATACCTTCTTCACCACCTTCTGGTGGCATACCACCTTCGGTTTCACCAGTCATTGCCATGTCCTCAATCGGTTCACCAAATCTTTTATCAATATCGGCAAATAAACCAGATTTCTTAATTGTAACTGGTGAATCTTGAAGTTCTTGCATAACAACTTTTTCCATTTTTTGTTGTTTGAGGTCATCAACAATTTCTCTGTCGCTCATGTTGAAAATCAAACGTTTTGCTGTTGTATGAGACATTGCAGCAATACCACCTTCACCACGTGTTAATTCAGTGTATGTCGATGCTTTATCACGCATTAATTCAGATTTCAATAATTCCTGTTGAGTACTTGGATTGGTAAGTGTGATTTGGAAACCATTTAAATCTTCACCACTATAACCCAATAAATAAAGATGAATCATTGCCATCTTATTAAGTTCCTGAATCATTGCCTGTTGAATACGATTGATTTTTTTAGCAAATCTAATATCGTATTGTGCCATATTTTTACCAGCACCAGCAGCGTCTTGGAAACTCAGGAATGGTTTAGGAACACCAAGACCAGTAAATAAATTGTCTCTAAGGTATTCAATATCTTGTATTTGGTCAAGATTCTGTGCACCCGGGAGCGTTTCGATACCAGTCTCAGTATTTGCATTTCTTACTGGAAGGAAATAATCTTCATCATTCCCCAGAATATTGAATCTGTAATCGATTTGACCATCATTTGGTGCTACTTGTGCACTTTTCTTGAATGTTGTTGCAACTTTGTAGATATATTCCTCAATATCGTCTTCATCTATGTTTCCAACATCAATTTTAAACACTTTTTTCTCACCAGCACGAATAATTCGGTAGGTAAGCATGGCATCTTCAGCCATAACCAACTGACGGAATACCCTTCTAACCTTATTTAAGATAGAATTATGAACAACAACATTATTTGCAAAGAAATTATGATTTTGATTATCAACATAAATATCATACACATCATGACTACCAATTGGTTCAATTGAAACTATTGGCTCAACAATGAAGTCATTAGAAATTCTATTTTTTATATCATGTTTTTTTGTTTGTTGGTTTAGTGATTTGAAAAAATAAAAATAATATGAAATATTTGAATTAATTTTTCTTCCTTTAATATATTTATTATCAGTTCTTTTTCTACTCCCTATTTTTCCTGATTTATATCCTAACGATTGAACCAAATATTTTAAATCTTTCAATAACTCAGGATTGCCAATTTCAATTGAATATCTAACACAATTCCACTTATCAACAAATAATGACCCATCGGCATCAACAAAACCATTTAAGAAGGCTTCTCTAATTTCTTTTGTTGAATTAAAAATCCATTCAGGAATTCTTTTCTCATTAAATTTACCATGAAAACCTAATTCATTTAATATTGTCGCCAACATTTTAGAACCAATAGTTACTTGAGAATAATTATAATTAACCTTAATTGATGGTTTAATGAATCTTGGTTTAACACCAGAAAATTTCTCCAACAAATTAACATATTTTAAGTTTTGTTTATCATATTCACCGAGCGCAAATGAGATGTCTTTTTTATTTGATATCCATCCATCACCAAACATGAATCCCAATAATTCTGCAAATTCGTTCGTTACTGAATCTGGAATACAATTAATATTATGATAGTAATGATATTCTCTCTTCAGTCTGTCCGTTGTGAATCTTTCTTTTTTATTAATGGGTTTAATTGAATTATTTTCATCTGAACCATTAATGATTAAATAATCACCAATTTTCAAATTTTCAGCAAACTCGTATTTAAAATTATTCTTTTTCTTATTGTAAATTAATAACTTATGTTCTTTAGAAGAATCAATATAATTATGTTTTGTTGATATTTTAAATGCCTCTTTTTTACCACTACAAACAGTATCTAATACATTAGCTTCAATTTTTTTCTGTGTTTCCAAATCAAATCCAATAACAATGTCGCCTTTAACGATATCCTTTATTTGTTTAGTTCCATGAATTGTCTTTATATATGTGTCTGATAATAAGCAACTTCCATAAGGTAAATATTTATCATCTCCAAGGAGTCTAAAATGAGCGATTTCGAATACATTAAACTCGTCACCAGTCATTCTTTCCTTGAATTTCACTAATGGTTTACCATCTTGTATTCTTTCAAATCTCTCGATTTCATAATTAACGAGTTGTTTTACGTGAGTGATACCCTTTTTTCTCTCACCGTAAAGCAATACGAAATTATCACCATATTTAACTGTATTTCTTACCCAGAAAGGCAAGTTAACGTTCACATTAACAATATCATAGAAAAATTCTTCCAACAAGACCTTGATTCTTTCTTTACTGGAATAGATGTTAAGCATTTTACCATTTAATCCAATAGTTGTGGCTTCTTCCATGAATAAATCCAATGCACTACTGATAATTGGATAATATTCCATACCCTCATAATCAATATATGCTGGAAGTCTGGCTGCTTCATATTGTAATGCTTTCTGGAAACCCCTATCGGTTGTGCGGAAGAATTTGCTTTGGAGTTCACGTTTCTGTTCTAACTCCAGACCCTTTTTATGTATTTCTTCGGGAGTGCTACCTTTAATAACAATCTTTGATTTCTGTGGTGTTCCTATGGGAGCAATTGGTGATGAATCCTGAAAGCCAAAACCGTCAAGATTCAACATTTTATTAAGTTGTTGGTATATAGTCCCTTTATTCTCTTTTTCGCCAGCCATTTTTATAATTTTTTATAGTTTTTTATAAATACTCCAAAATTTTGGAAAAGTCACTTTTTTATAAATACAATCTATCTTTTGTTTTTATCATTTATTCCTTGAAATAACCATGCATTTGCACCATATGGATTAAGTGGTGACACACTATTAGGCGAAATCATTGGTTTATTTTTTGAACCCTTACGTTTTTCTATGTCATTAATATCATTAATTGTCATAATAGCATTCAATATTTTTTCGGTAATTCCCTTATTTTGTTTAAATCTTGCCATGTCGAAATTCAATACGAATAATCCGATTGCTAATCCCATAATACTATCATCATGGAAACTACGTTTATGGTCTGCAACACGGTTTCCCTCTACAGTAACGAATGTTTTTAATTCATTTAATAATCTTGCTGATCTGATAATAACATCCTCTAAATGAATAGCTCTCTGCATTTCAAGTACAACAGATGGTCGGTTGTTTCCGATGAAGAAACCGGGTATCAGGTCAACATTCGAAACCGCACCATCGGGCATAATTTTCTGACCTTTTTTAATATAACCTTGTAATCGATCTCTTGTTGGTTTATGTGCTACTTCAGCATAATGAACATTTTCATATCCAATTTCGAGTAGTTTTTCAACGGTATGAACACCATGACCACCAGTAACATCAACAACACAATATGCATCATTATATTGTTTTCCATATTGATATGCGATTTCTGCAAGTTGTTGTGGAGTTATTTTACCATAATATTCAGCAACTTGTTCGACCTTATGACGTTTTATTTTTACTTTTTTTGTTTTACCATTTTTCGTAACGACCTTTTCTTCAATAGTTTCAATAGTTTTGAGCATATTGATGGTGGAATGGTCTTCACCGTGCCCGGGCGATGCATCCAACGCCATAATATAGTCTTCACCAACAACAGGGTCTTCCCAAATCCACATATTTTTATCATGATATTCTTGACGTATTGGTGGAAGTATTTCTTTCTCTTGTATTCGTTTAAGATATTCTTCTGCAATGAAGTTATCACCAGAACCCAAGAAAGAACACAGTAATTCCTGTGCCACTTTACGCATATCATTATTGGCATTCTTAACTTGTTCGATAAACCAAGAATTGGTTGCTTCCCATCCATCCTCAACTAATTGACTTCGTTGCTTATGAGACCTATCATTGTCTTCTAATTGGATTTCATCTTTTTTCCCCTTATTCTTCAGCCAACACAAATCTTTATTATATCTGGGGTCATTATACCACCAGAGTTCAACGGCATGAAAATTATTTTTACTTCGACCATCATCATCAAGTTCTCTCGCACCCATGAATGTTTTGTAGAACACTGCATCGAGTCCAGAAGGTGTACTAACCATAATTGCACGACCACCAGTCACTAATGCGGGAAGTGCTGATGTCCAGAATTTATCACCCTTTTCTGCCCATGCAGTTTCATCCCAAAACAACAATGTTGGTGTCATACCACGTATCGTC